CTATTTTTATTTAACAGAAAAAAGAAAAAAAAAATATTAAATTTTTTTTTTCTTGGATCATATAAACAAAAAATAAAATGTCAATCGTAACTTCGAATTTAACAAGTGGTTTCATAGATTTGGCTACTTACGATGAGCTTGAGAAATACATGTACGGAGGTAACGACGCCACCGCTTACTTTGTGAGGCAGACTCGCAAATCTACATGGTTCACGCAGGTGCCCGTGGTTCTTTCCAGGGCCAGTGGTACCCCCGGCTTCTCTCAAGAGTGGTCTGTGTCCATCTCCCGTGCGGGTGATTACCTTCTCTACACTTGGATGCGCCTCATCCTCCCCCCTGTTGCCACCATTCCCGCTTACGGCTCCAAGAAGGATGGCCGCGATGTCACCATCGATACCTACGTGTCCTGGACTCCCAATCTCATGCACAACCTTATCCGTGAGGCCGCCATTACTTTCAACGATCTCGTGGCTGCCCGCTTCGATAACTACCAGCTCGATTTCTGGGCTGCGTTCACCACTCCTTCTGGAAAGCAGATTGGTTACCTCAACATGATTGGTATGACTGATGACCTCATCACTCCCCGCAAGGCCCTCCCCCAGAAGGTGCTGAACCTTCCCCTCCCTTTCTTCTACGCCCGCGACTCGGGTGTGGCTCTCCCTACCGCCGCCCTTCCTTACAACGACATGAGGATCCAGTTCAGCATCCGCAACTACTACGAGCTCCTCGTCTCGTGGGACTACATCACCTTCCTCGACACCAACGAGACCGTGGTCCTCTCCCGTGTCCCCGTCCTCGCCGACTTTGGCACCACCCTCCCCGAGCTTTCCTCCGTCCAGGTGTGGGCCAACTACGCCATTGTCTCCAACGACGAGCGTAAGCGCATGGCCTGTGCCCCTCGTGATATTCTCATCGAGCAGGTCCAGACTGCCCCCATCCAGTCCTTCAACCCTTTCCAGAACCCCAACCAGTCCTACGACATTCGTTTCTCCCACGCCATCAAGGTTCTCTTCTTCTCCGTGCGTAACACCACCGTGCCTTCCTACTGGTCTAACTACACCACCCGCGAGACCCAGTGTATCGGCAAGGCTGACTACGAGGACACCCTCCTCATCGACCAGCACTTCCCCGGCTCGGACCCCATCTCCGAGACCTCCCTCATCTACGAGAACACCCAGCGTCTCGCCCAGATGGGATCCGACTACTTCTCCCTTGTCGAGCCCTGGTTTGCCGCCCCTGTCATCCCCGTCGTGGCTGGTTACCACATGTACTCCTACTCCCTTGATTTCATCTGCTTAGATCCTCTTGGGTCTACCAACTACGGAAAACTCACCAACGTTTCCATCATCCCTACCGCGTCCGTCGAAGCCCGTATCGCCGCCGAGCCCAAGAACATTACCTTCGAGGCTCTTGGTGGCAGCAGCGCTTCCCAGCTCCCCGTGTTTGTGCGCGCTCAGACTTACCAGTTCATTGTGACTGCCGTGAACAATAATATTATCAGAATTTCGGGCGGTGCTCTGGGGTTCCCCGTACTCTAATCTCAGTATATACTCTATATTGGATTTTATTTTTTCAATAAAATAAAATTAAACTACCTTTAACTAAAATTAATCAAACCCCAAAATAGTCCTTGTCAAAATGGTTAGTTTTCCTCCATAAATAGTTCAAAAGGCGTACCACACATTTGAACGATCATTCCCAAATGATTTTTATAATGATAATTTGGATTTTGTAAAACCATTCTATATTTATGAATCCATCGACCCTGAGTGTCATGAATCTCAAACAAAAATTGGGTACTTGTTCTTTCGATTTGTTTTAAACTAAAATAATCATGGTGCTTTTTCATGTGTCTTTTAATACGCTGCTGAAAAGCCTTTTCAAGCTCATAAGGAGTAGGATTGTCCTGTCGGACCATATTTTTAATGATACCAGTGTCAATCAAAGACATAGTTAAGATTAATTAAAAGCCGGGAAATTACTTTATAATTTATTCAATTTTTAGTTCAACCGTCTTCAAGTTCCGGACGATTGGAAGACTTCTTATTTAAATTGGAAAGAAATTTTTACCAAAAATTGATTTTTTACAAAATTTATAGTAAAAATACGAAAAAAATGATTACTGGATTTATTTTTTTTTAGATTTTTGACGCAATAATTCCAAAAACTTTTATTATTAACTAACATTAACTTTTTATTATCAGATTTTTAATTATCATGTCCGAGGAAGGTATTCGGATCGAAGGAATCAAGGTCAATGACGAGTTTCAAGGTTCTGCCATCATGTATTTCGATAACGGTCGTCGAATTGAAGGAACCATGGTGAACGGTAAATTTCAAGGTCCTGTCATCATGTATTATACTAGTGGCGCACGAACTGAAGGAACCATGGTGGACGGTAAATTTCAAGGTCCTGCCATCATGTATACTGATTGGGGACGAACTGAAGGAACCATGGTGGACAGTAAATTTCAAGGTCCTGCTACAATTTATAGATCATCTGGTATGATTACTATTCATTATTTCAATATGGTGTCAGATGATGATGATGATGATGATGATGATGATAATCCTCCTGCAGCAGCTTGGTAATTACTTGAAAATCCGATAGGTAATCGTTCCATTTCTTCGGCTTCAATATCAATTTGCTGGAGTTGGATTAAAAATTTGACGGGTCTTTTGAGCTGAACGGATCCTGTTAATAATAGTTCATCAATCCATTTGGTAATCTCACTGTACGGCAAACGCAGGACACCCCCAACGACAAATATCAATAACTAATAATTTATGGATCCAAGTACCCTGAAATTTTACATCACCACCTTTTCTGACTTGGATTATTTCCGAACCGATTATTGTCGGTTCGCTTTGTAAAGCTTCAATATAAGCTTGATTAATTTTAGATTTCTGGTAATCATAAAATTCCTTACCCATAGATGGCTTTTTTCGATTCCTGGCTCATTTTTATTTATAAAATAAAAATTACAATCCACATTACGCTTTGAAAAATTCCATCACTACATTATTATATCACTTATTTATAGAAATATGGAAATAATCGCGATTTCAATTTCCGTTCATTATGATGATATTTTACGACATATTTTGGACCAGAATTCAAGATTTTTAAAAAAGTGGATCATTGTGACGGCACCCGAGGATGAAAAGACCATTTCGCTCATCCAAAATTCAGGCAAAGACAATATCCACTTGTTACTTTACACCGAATTTTATTCTCGAGGAGTGAAATTTAATAAAGGCGGTGCGGTCAAATTTGCCCAAGATTTTATAGACGCCAACTATACCAACGCGAACATTCTACTACTGGATTCTGATATTTATCTACCCGATAATTTTAGGGAACAATTACCGAAATCATTGGAAGAACATACCCTCTATGGAGTCTTGGAGCGGCTAGATTATTGGACCCTAGAAGATTTTAATAATAATACCAATCCACACAAGTATGGAACCGCGTCTCATTACCTATTTGTGGGATATTTTCAACTCTATAAACAATCGAAAGACTATAAATATTCAAATTCCTATAATTGTAGTCAATGTGATGATTTATTTAGAAACAAGTTTCCAAATCGAATTGTACTCGACATGACGGTCAAACATTTGGGAAAAAAAATTGTAAATTGGAACGGTCGATCTTCAAAATCCAATTTTTAATTTTTTTACTCTTGACCCCTATAAAATGGCGCTTGTACCACCACCATCTATACCCTGTATACGTCTCCTTGAAAAAGATGTTTATTATGTCTATCATGGCAAAATAACACCTCGGTATTTATTTTCTTGGCACTGGGTACCCTCGCTAGGAATCATCCTTGGTATCGACAATCCCTATTTTTATCCCAACACCCACGCCTGTGTTGGTCCCCAAAAATTTATCAGTACTGTTCCAAACATTAAAACCATGGATAGTTTTCTTCCCCAGTTCCTGGAATCCTATTTTCCAACACCTACCTCCACGACCACCTGGACCTATCAAAAATACCAGAAAATCTTGGAATCCCTTCCGCCAGAAAATATTCTATGGCGGAATCGTTTTTCTCGTTACCTACAAAAAGCCTACAAGGAAGGCTACCTCCAACTTTTGGATCGTCGATTCGGAGACAAACTGGGT